CCAAGAAAAATGTGCAAAAACGGAATGCCCTGCCATGAAGCAGCACCCAGAGGTTCTAAAACAGGAACGCAGGGGCTAAAAAATAACTATGAAAGAAGTGTAGTACCTTATGAATTATGTAAAGAAATTTTAACATCAACATTATGAGTGATACAGAATTTGTAAAAGCAGTATATGATTTAATTGCAAAGACTTCTATTGAATTGGGTTATTCAACAGACGGTAAGACAATGGCAAGTTTAGCAAAGATATTTGCAAACGATATACAGACTGACAAAATGTTTAAGAACATGGATTTTGAAGACATACAAAAATCATTCTCTATTGGAGTAAGACACAGTAAAGAACAACAATTTCTAAACATAAGCACATTCTATCGGTGGGTACGAGACCATAAGCAACGTATGAATGAAGCATATTACAGTGTACATACTTTGAATCAAGATCCAAAAAAAATACCACATTATAAACCAAAACAAAAACTTTTAAAATGAGTACAATACAAGCACTATTAATGATATTAATTTCAATGTCAACAGGATTTATATTTGGAACTATTATAGTATTTAAAATCTTACAAAAAAAAATGAAAGCATTAGAAGACGAGTTGGACGCGAAGAACAGACAAATAGAAAAAATCTTTAACCAAAAATTTTACAATGAAATTACTAACTAACAAACTAAAAGACAAAGTAAAAAGAATACTAATGGAAAAACCTGCAGCAAGAGATTGCGACAGATTACTTACAGTTATAATTTGGTATGAAGAAGCCAAAAAAGAAAATTGGAATTTATATACTTATTTTGAAAATTATATTGACGGAAAATTAACACTTGCTGACAGTATAACAAGAGCAAGAAGAAAGCTACAAGAAGATAATATAGAACTACGAGGTAACAATTGGTACAAACGCAAATTAAAAGCAGAAGACGTAAGACAAGAAATTATAGAGTCTAAATACTTATAAAACTAAATAAAATGGAAAACAATGAAACAGCACCACTAGGACTTTTAAAAATAGCTTTAAGTATTAATAGATCTAATTTAGCTAAAATGGATTGGCAAGAAGCTTTTATAGAATATATAAAAGAAAATAATTTAAAACTATACAAAGAAGCTAAAAAATATACTGATAAATTAGAAAAAAATAATTATTTTACTGAAGAAGAAAAAAAGAAATGGGGCATAAAATAAAATCCATTAGCAAATTAAAAAAGGATCTTGACAAATGCTTCAGTCTTTATATTAGGATACGTAATTCAACAGAAACAGGGCTTTGTCAATGTTTCACGTGTGGCAAAGTAGCACACTACAAAAAAATGCAATGCGGCCATTTTCAAAGCAGAAGGCATTTAGCAACAAGGTGGCATGACATAAATTGTCAAGTGCAGTGCGTCAAATGCAATATGTTTGAACAGGGTGAGCAGTTTAAATTTGCCCTTAATTTAGATGCAACATACGGATTTGAAACAGCAGAAGAAATGCAGTATTTAGCAACGACAACAGTTAAAATTACTAGAGCAGAATACGAAGAACAAATAAGTTATTACAAATCACTTGTTAATAAAATAAAAAAACAAAAAGGAATTTCATAAATAATTTTGTATAGCTTCGGCAAATGCAAATGCCAATTTGTTTAAATTCACAACACAGCGTTATTGTATTAAATTACATAGACGTACTTTTAGAATTTATTGAAGACGTATCTACAAAAGAAACATTTACTAATTTTAAAGATGTACTAGACATTATAATTGAATATAACAACAATTATAAAAGAGACATAGGTACAGGAAACTTCCACGACTTTTTAATGATTATACCTGTTCAAGTATCAGTTATGACTAATGGATATTTGGCAGCTTTAGAAAACGAAAACAACCTAAAAAAGATTAGAGCATATAGGTTTTTAATATCAGAACAAACGCAGGATTTGATAGAACAATTAAAGCAATTAAAAACTGAATATGAATAAAATATATATATTAGTAAGTGAATGCAGAGAAGATTTTGTAAGAATATGCAGAAGATTTACAAAAGACATTAATGAAATAGATGAAGCAGTACAAGAAACTATGCTCAATTTTTTAAAAATGAATCCTGACACATTAAAAAAGATTTATGAAAAAGACGGTAGAACAGGCATAATACGATACGCAACAGTTATATTACGCAGATGTTTTAGAAGTAAAAACAGCCCTTATTACTATAAATACAAAAAGTATTACACAAACATCCGCGACGCTTCATCAAGAGCAACATATGACATTATGGAAACAGGCGAAGTATCAAACAAAATAAACTTATATAATATAGAAGAAGAAAAAAGCACAAATACTTGGGAAAAACTAGAAACGATAGACGTAGAACTTGACAAAATGTATTGGTACGATAGGGAGTTATTTAAACTATACTACTACGAAGATAACACACTAGACAGCTTGGCTAAAAAAACAGGAATAAGCAGAAACAGTTTATTTACAACAATAGATAAAGTAAGAAAGAAACTAAAAAATATAATTAATGACTAGATTTTTAGTGCCACAAGACATATATAAAGAACGTATAAACATATGTAAAAGTTGTGATTATTACTTTAAACTAACAGGATCTTGCAAAATATGTGGCTGTTTTATGCGTATTAAGTCAAGAATTGCAACACAAAGTTGCCCAAAGGGTTACTGGAAAAATACAACAGAAATAGAACCAATGATTGAGGGGTTAGAAACGGAAGGCAAGAAACATTTAGAACAAGAACTAATTGCTATATACCCAGACTTTAAAGACGGTAAAGCTAAAGACGTAGAAACAAAGGCAAAGATGATAGAAATATACAACGCTTATTTTGGTGGTGGATATAAAACAACAACAAACTGTCCTAGCTGCCTACATACAGTTTATAATTCATTAAAATACTTATATGACAAAATCACAAGGGAGAAGTTTTAGAACAATAAAGTGGGTTTTAAAGCAGTACATTAAAAGCAATAATAGAACTTTTTGGACTTACAAAAATGACGACTTTAAATGTATTTATAGAAATTACGATCCTAAAGACACTATATATACCCCACAACAATTATTAGATAAAATAGAAAACAATGAGATTTAAATGTAAATGTAAAGACGTAATAAAAGACATCAAGAAAGCAACAATTAAAGTCATAGACGGAAAAATAAGAACAGCAGAATCTTTGTGCGAGTGTGGTGAATATATGGAAGAAGTAAAAGAAGAATTTAAAGGCTTTCCAACGATACACAGAAAAGAAGCAACGCACAGCATGAGTGGATTAGTAGCAAAAGCAAACGAGTCAATTAAAAGAAATGAAAAGAAGTAATAAACAAAACAACTATTATTGGAAGTGTATAGTAATGCCATTGTGCCAACATACAGGATACCATAAATTTGAAATGCACGAAATACTAACTCACAGATTTATAGCAGATCGTAGCAAAGCTTTAGACACAAAACAGTTTAATAATTATTGTGAAGAAGTACGTATTTGGGCGATGACAGAGCTAGACGTATTTTTACCACTACCAAATGAATGTTAATTAAATATATATACTATTATGAAAGTACCTATTAATCAAATACATACAAACATAGATAACCCCAGAGTTATAAAAAATGATAAGTTTAAAAAGCTAGTAAAATCAATCAAAGAGTTTCCAAAAATGCTAAAGTTACGACCTATAGTTGTAGATGAAGACTTTACTATATTAGGTGGAAATATGCGATACAAAGCGTGTATAGAAGCAGGACTAAAAGAAGTTCCTATAACAATAGCTAAAGGCTTGACAGAGGAACAAAAAAGGGAGTTTATAGTAAAAGACAATGTAGGTTTTGGAGAATGGGATTACGATCTATTGGCTAACGAATGGGATAGCGTACAACTTGCAGAATGGGGTTTAGATGTATGGGAAAATGAAGACGACAAGGAAGAAGAAATAATAGAGGAAATAGAGTTTAGCGAATTTTTAGACGAATGCAATAACTATGTTGTGTTATATTTTGATAATGAAATAGATTGGCTTTCAGCACAAACACACTTTGACATAAGTAGCGTATATAGTAAAAGGGCAAACGGTAAAGAGTGGAGTAAAGGAGTAGGTAGAGTACTAAATGGCGGTAAGTATTTAAAAAGCATTAAAAAAATATAATATGAATATATACGCACCTAGTTATAAAAGAGCAAACGGAGTTAAAACTCACAAGATCATACCTGACATAATATATTGCGTACATGAATTTGAAGCACAGGAATATATAGACAAAGGATATAATGTAGAGATAATGCCAGATGCAATCAAAGGAAATATAGCAAGAGTAAGAAACTATATACTAGAAAACTATGTTAAGGATAAAGGGCTAGTAATAGATGACGATATAGAAGGGCTAAAAATATGGGATTGGGAAGAAGGACTACCAAGCGTTAAAGACATAGACGACATAGAAGAATTTATAGAACAAGGCTTCAATTTATGTGAAGAATTTGGCTGCAGATTATGGGGCATAAATATATTAGGAGATAAAGGAAGCTATAGAGAGTACACACCTTTTAGTTTAAAGAATACTATATCAGGTTCTTTTATGGGGTTTTTAAATAATGATTTAAGATTTGACGAAACGATACCCTTAAAAGAAGACTACGATTATAGCATACAGAACTGTAATAGATATAGAAAGCTATTAAGAATTAACTATGCACATATGATTAAAAAGGATCATAAAAATAGAGGGGGTTGCGCAGACTATAGAACACTAGACAGAGAAGTAGAACAGTTAAAATTATTACAAAAGAAGTGGGGCAAAAGAATAGTAAAGAACGATACTACACAAAGAGGTAAAAAGAAAAAAGGTTTTGATATAAACCCCATAGTAAAAATACCAATAAATGGAATATAAAATGGACAATAATAGACACATAAAAAAGGAAGCAGTATTAGAAGCGTTAGAAAAATCTTTAGGCATAGTAACAACAGCAGTAAAGTCAGTAGGTGTAGGAAGAAGTACGTTTTATAAATGGATTAAAGAAGATGAGGACTTTGCAAGGAAAGTAAAAGACATTGATAATATAACGTTAGACTTTGCAGAGAGTCAGTTACACAAACAAATTAAAGACGGTAATACGTCAGCTACTATTTTTTATTTAAAAACTAAAGGCAAGAAACGAGGGTATATTGAGAAACAAGAACTAGACTTATCTTCTGGAAATGAACCAGTAAAGATTAACGTAAACATAAACGGTGAAAGTTATTGACACAAGTTTTACTAAAACACAAGGACAAGCAATAGCATACTTATTTGATAAGAACACAACAGAAGTTTTATTTGGTGGTGCAGCAGGGGGTGGCAAATCTTTTATAGGCTGTGCATGGCTTATACTATCTTGTATTAAATACCCAAAGACACGTTACTTAATGGGCAGGAGTAAACTAGATAATTTAAAGAAGACAACATTAAACACGTTCTTTGAAGTGTGTGAATTATGGGGTTTAAAATCAGATAAACATTATCGGTTTAATGGGGCTTCTAATATAATTACGTTTTTTAATGATAGTGAAATACTATTAAAAGATTTATTTACTTACCCTTCAGATCCTAACTTCGACTCATTAGGCTCACTTGAGTTGACAGGTGCTTTCATAGACGAAGCTAACCAAATAACAGAAAAGTGTAAGAACATATTAAGCAGTAGAATAAGATATAAATTAGACTTATATAATATACAACCTAAATTGTTTCTAACCTGTAACCCAGCAAAGAACTGGACATATACTCAATTTTATAAACCTAGTAAAAAAGGGAATATAAAAGAACACAGAAAATTTATACAAAGTTTAGTTGATGACAACGAATATATAGGCACACATTATAAAGAACAATTAGGAAAATTAGATGAGATAAGTAAACAAAGACTATTATTTGGAAATTGGGAGTACGAAGCAACAACAGATAACTTAATAGATTATGACTCTATTATTAATCTATTTAATCAAAAGGGAGTAATGGGAGAAAGATATATTAGTGTAGATGTGGCACGATTTGGTACAGATAAAACAGTCATAGTATTATGGAACGGACTACATATTGAAAAGATTATAAGCATTGATAAGTCATCTATAAACGAAGTGGTTGACGAAGTAAGGAAAGTACAAAGAGATTATGCTGTAAACCTTAAACACATTATAGTAGACTCTGACGGAGTTGGGGGCGGTGCACAAGACTATTTACGTTGCACACCCTTCCAAAACAATGCAAAACCCCTTAAACGAGAGAATTATCAAAACTTAAAGACACAATGTTATTACAAATTAGCAGACCTTGTAAATAAAGCACAGATAGGAATAGATTGTAACGACATACATATTAAAAAATGTATTATAGAGGAATTGGAACAAGTACGTTCAAAGAACGCAGACAAAGACGCAAAGATACAAATGCATTCTAAAGACACAGTTAAAACTATATTAGGTAGATCACCTGACTATTCAGACGCTATAATGATGAGAATGTTTTATGAGATTGATAGTAATTATGGAAGGTATTTTGTTCAATAAAAAAAGGAAGGCTACTACATAGTAGTAACCAACCTATAAAAAATCAAACTAACCTAAAACGCAGCAAATATACGATTTTAAACTAAATACACAAATTATATATACATTATTATGGACGTCAATATAAAGAAAGACGGAAAGAAGCACAAGTATAAGATTAAAGAATGGAAAGAACTTACACTTGAAAAATGGGCAGAAGTAATTGCTATAAACAAAGGAAGTAACGTTCAACAAGCAGTAGAAAACATTAGGTTAATTTCAGACATACCTAAAAAGCTTATTGAACAATTAACAGTTAAAGATGTAGCATTTATATTAGAAAAGGCAACAGAAGTACAAAAAGAAGGAAAACTAAAACATAAGATTACGATGCATGATATAGACTATGGCTTTCACCCTAATTTAGAAGCAATAACCATAGGCGAATACGCAGACATTGAACAATATGTTTCAAATGGATTGGAAGAAAATATGCACAATATAATGGCTGTACTTTACAGGCCTATAGTAGCAGAAGATAAAGACAATTATACAATAGCTGCTTATGATAGTGATAAATTTGAGGACAGGGCAGAAGTGTTTAAAAAGATGAAAGCAAAAGACGTTAATTCAGCGTTAGTTTTTTTTTGGACTTTAGGGAACGAACTACTGACTATTTTGCCGCAGTTTTTGGCAAATCTACAGAAGGATCTGGAAACGAAAATGCAGGAGATACTACCGAAAATCAATTCGCAAGTAAATGGGGCTGGTTTTCAATAATGCACAGATTATGTAATGGCAATATAACTAATTTAAACAAGATAACTAATTTGCTTTTATACGAGTGCTTAACATGGTTATCATACGAAGCAGATTTAAACGAAATACGAAACGTAAAACTACAAAATGATAAGATATAAAACTTATAACAATGTCATAGATACTCTGAAACAATGGGGAACAAATCACTATCAAATACAAAAGGTATCAAGTGGCGATGTACACGAATTTGATTTAGAGAAGAATAACAAGTACCCACTTATGCATATTAACTTTGTTTCTGTTGACGCAGAAGCAAGTAGAATGACATTTAACTTTCAAGTATTTATATGCGATTTAGTAAACGAAGATGAGAGCAACGAACAAGAAGTATTGTCAGATACATTAAGTATTTGCACAGATTTAATTGCTACATTTAAGTCAGGTGAAAGTTTATATTTATCAAGCACATCACATGGTGAAGAAGCAAGGTATTTTGTAGAAGAAGATTTTTTTCTTGAGCCATTTACGGAACGATTTGACAACGCAGTAACAGGGTTTGTATTTGAATTACCAATCATAATAGAACAACCATACGATACGTGCAATATACCACAACCAACGACTAACATAATTCAATAATGAACTACGAAGACGCATTAGACAAATTAGAAGAAATAAGTATTAAGCTAGAAAGCTATACTGACTATCCACAGGGAGCAACTAACAATGCTAAAAGGGCTATAAAATGGAAAGAAGAAAATGGTTCAGATTGTGGAACTCGTGTAGGGTGGACAAGAGCCAATCAAATCGCTAACCGTAAACCTATAAGCAGAGATACAATAGCACGTATGGCTTCATTTAAAAGACACCAACAACATAAAGACGTGCCGTATAGTGAAGGTTGTGGCGGCATAATGTGGGATGCTTGGGGAGGATCATCAGGCATTAATTGGGCTATAAGTAAACTAAAAGAAATAGACAAAGAATAATGACATTCAAAATAGGTAGATATAAAATTAAAATAGGATTTTTTAAAATAACAATAAACATTTAAATATGGCAGACTTACAAACTACGATCACAGAAAACGTTACAATAAATGGTAGCGTTAGAGGTTCAACAAACACAGTTACAACAACAGGTATTACAGACACTTTAGAAAGAACTATAACTTGCACACATTCACAAACAACTATAATTGCAGAATTTGGAGCAACTCCACATGCAGCAGGTAGCAATATAGATAGAGACAATGTGAAATATGTTAGAGTTACAAACTTAGATAGCACTAATGAATGTATGTTAGGAGTAGTAACAGGTGCTTCAAATTATCAAGTACGACTTAGACCAGGTGCTTCACACTTACTATATAACGGTGATGACATTATGGTTGCAGAAGAAGATACGACACCAGCTTTTGCTTCTATTACAGCAGATTTAGCTTCTTTACAAATTAGACCTAGCACAACTAACGACATTCAAGTTGAAATGTTTATAGCTAGTGTGTAATGGCTAGAAAAAGCACAGTACATCAAAGACGCTTTTTGAGAGGGTTTGGAAAACAATTAGTTGCCGAAGCTAAAAAAGGGTTAAAGGGTAGGGGTTCAGGCTCGTTAGCAGGTTCTATAAAAGCTAAAGGAGTATATAAGACAAACAAATTAAGCCTTTCTTTAGTAGGTGCAAAACATAACGAGTTTATTAACCAGGGTGTAAGTGGTAGATTTAGAACACAGACTTATAAAGATGAAAAAGGAAATAAGAAAAACAGTAGTTTTAAATTTAAAAAAGAAATTGTTAATCTTGGTGCTATGCAAAAATTTATTAGCAGGAATAACATCAAAGCAAGAGATGAGTTAGGTAGATATATAAGTACAAAAGCGTTATCATATTTAATTGGTAGATCTGTTGCAAGTAAAGGAATAAAATCTTCTAGTCACATATCTAAAGCATGGTTAAAGTTAAGAAAGACATATATTAAAGGATTAAAACAAGCATTAGCAAAAGACATTGAAGCAGATATAAAAAGGCAACAAAAAAATAATACGAAATGATACAGATAATTCAGAAACCTAAATTCCAACTATTAGCAGCAGGACAGGAAATAATTTTTACAGTAAAAGATGATGTTGTAATAGCAAACGAAACAAAGATTAAATTTATTGCTGAAGTCTATATAAGTCAATTAACAGCGAACTTAATATCTACAACTAATTTAGCAGCAACATTAAAGGTAGTACCAAATAACAAAGGTGCAGGGATATTTGATTTAAGGCCTATTATAGAAAGTTACGTAAGTCCTGAACAGCAGGGCGGTGTAGTTACAGCTAATAATAGTGCTAATTTTAGTAGTTATAAAACAGTACCTTATTCAGACACTACTCCACACCCTATTCATTTAATAGATAAATTCTCAACTAACAGAAATTGCATAAGATACTTTGCTGTTAAATTTAAGGTTCAGTATTTAGGTGCAGATAGTACAGCAGAAAATACAGTAGCAATAGCTAATACTAATAACCCTGAAACAGACAATTTTTTAGCATATAATGGAGTGTTACAAAATGAAGATGTGTTAAGATTAGACTCTAGCGGCAATTATGGTTATCCTTTAGACGCTAATAATTTTATTATGAATGATACTGATGCTAAGTTTTTAACTAACGCACCTACAACACAATACCTTAAAAATACAGACTATCATACATTAGCTTTCTTCACATCTTATAATGCTGACTTTAGAGTAGGTACGACAAGCACAGGAAACTACGCAGTACATTATATCAAAGCTAAATTCTATAACAGCGCAGGTGCACAATTAGGATCGGATATAGACACAACTTGTACTCCTTCAAACGGTGGTAAACGAGGTTACTTTAATGACAGCAATCAAAAGCTTCAATTCTTTGGTTGTGGAATGGGTAATTTTAAAAACTACGGACTATCAGGCACATATACAGCAGCAGCATATTATACCGTACAAGCATATGACGATACAGATACAGGTATTAGTCAAGTGTATAGATTTGACATAATAAGAGATGATTGCAAAGGATTTGAAAACATTAGATTGACTTGGCTTAATAGACATGGTGTTTGGGATTATTACAGCTTTACAAAGAAGTCAACAAGAACAGTTACTACAAACAGAGTAACATATGAGCAAATAACAGGTACATGGAATGAAAGCAGATTTAAATTACATGGACATCAAGGAGGTACAAAGACTTTTAAAGCAGGTGCTAAAGAAATGTTAAAACTAAACACAGATTATATAAGTGAATCCGAAGCTATATGGATAGAAGAACTATTTACAAGCCCTGAAGTCTATATATTAAACGGTTATCAAGAAGACACAGCTAACGCATATATAAGAAGATATATAGAACCAGTAGTAGTTAAAACGTCTAGTTATGTAAGAAAAACCACAGCAAATGACAAGCTGTTACAATATACGTTAGACATAGAAAGATCTAAAGAAAGAGTAATACAGAAAGCATAATGAGTTTACAACTAATTCTATACCCACAAAAATATGAAGGTAGTTACAGTTCAACTACTACTCAACAAGTAAATGAATATGTTGCTGATAACGTTTTGTTTCAAGGTGTTGCAGCTACAAGTGTACATAATACAACATCTACAAACCCAACAAATCATGCAGTAATAAATAACCCTGCAACGCAAAGTTGGAAAAGGTTTAGAACAAACGGCGGAAGTTGGGGAACACCTACACAACCTACTATATCAGGGGGTGCATTAGTTCTTGACTCAGACACAACAATCTCGCAAAGTGGTGTGTATCAGCTTATTACAAACTTAACAATAGGACAAGACTATGAAATTAAAATCACTATAAGTCAAGCAGCAGCAGGTGCTAACGCATTTGTTTTTTTACATACTACCCCACATACATGGACAGACACAAGTTCAACAACTAGATTTACAGTTGGAACATCTACACAAATTAATTTAGGTTCAACAGGAAGTACAGGCACATTAACATCTTCTTTTACAGCACAACATACTAGCGAAGTATTAATAGTTACATATCAAAATGACTCTGGCGCAGCAATTAAGATTAGTAAGGTAAGTATTAAAGAGAATATAAACACAGCACCACAAGTACAGGGTGGTTTTTCAGACGGACAAGTTATTTGTGACTTATACGATGACTCAACTATACCATTAAGTTTAAGTGTTGATAACTTTAAAAACGCAGCAGAAAAAATACAAAGCTATTCAAAGAGTTTTAATTTACCTGCTACAAAAAGAAACAATAAGATTTTTACACATTTATTTGAAGTAACAACAAGTCAAGACGCATACAGTTTTAACCCTTATATAAAGACACAGGCTATTTTAAAAGAGGATAGTTATTCTATATTTGAAGGCTATTTGAGGTTAATAGAGATAATAAATAAAAGTGGCGAAATATCATACAATGTAAATTTATATTCTGAAGCAATTAGTCTAAAAGAAACGTTAAACGCAAGAACATTTTCAGATCTAGATTTTACAGAGTTAGAACACGACTACCATAGAACTAATATACAGGGAAGTTGGACAAATGCTTTACCTTTAAGAGCAGCTTTAACAAACACATATGGTGGCTTTGCAGGAACAACAGGAGCATCTACAACAGGTGTTTTAAAATATCCTTTTTGTGATTGGACAGGTACATTGGAACTAGATAACACGACAACCCCACCTACATTAGAATTATCTTCATTACAAGACGCATTTAGACCATGGATACAAATAAAGTATTTAATTGACAGGATTTTTTATGACGCAGGTTTTCAATACACTTCTAATTTCTTTAATACAGACGATTTCAAAAGACTGTTTATGGACTTCAACTGGGGTGCAGAAAACGCACCTTCCGAAAGCACAGGAGGTATAGTATTAGCAGAATATAAAAGACATTTAGCAGCTTCTAATAACACAGCAGGTAGCAGTTATACAAACTTACAATTAAACGCAATATCATTTAACAATCAAGGTGTATATGACACTACTAATTTTAAATTTGTATCACCAGAAGATACAACGGACTTTACTATTCAAACATATAGTTTTAGAATAGAATACTCTTCATCTTCAACCTTCACTTTAAGGTGGGTGCATAAAGATAGCAGTGGAAACGTATTAGAAGAAATAGACGTACAAACACAAACGTTTAGTAGTGCAGGAACATATACATATGCAGGTGGCTTTGTTAGGAATCTCATGTCTAATGAAACACTAGAAGTACAATTCAAAAAGAGTGCAGGAACAGTTAGCCAATTTGATACCTCTGCTACGTCTAGTGGAATTGGTACAGGAGCAGTTGTAGGGTATTTTGCACGTGAAGCTATAACATCATCTGAATTACTAAATAACGAAAGAGGTAAGCTAAAACAATGGGAGTTTTTAAAGGGCATATTCACAATGTTTAATTTAGTAGCTATACAAGACAAAGACAACCCAAAGACGTTACAAATAGAACCATACAACGATATATTTTTAAACCCTTCTAACGTTGGGTTAACATCTGTTCAACACGATTGGACACACAAAGTAGATATATCAGAAATTAAACTAGAACCATTAAAGGATCTTAAAAGACGTACTTTATTTACTTATGTGAAAGACAAAGACGACTATGCGTTAAAGACTTACAACACAGCTATGGGTGGTGATTATTTGTATGGAACTAAAATATATGACGCTTCAAATTTAACTATATTGGAAGGTGAAAAGGAAATAAAAGCAAGTCCATTTGCACCTACTATTATTAAACCTGTTATACAAGGATTTACCACAGATATGACAGTACCAGCTATTTATAAATGTGAAGATGATGAATGTGAAAGCTTTTCAAACGCACCTAGAATACTATATGACGTAACACACACAACTACAACTTATATTACAGGTGGACAATGGAGTGTACCTGCCCAGAATGGTGTTTCTGGAGTTGCTAATCACCAAACTATTTGTCAATTTGCTCATTTAACAACTGTACCTACAGTATTAGACACAACTGACTATAACTTCGGTGAGTGTGCTTTAATAAACCCTGTTGGTAGTGGTGGCTTACCTGTTAACAATTTATTTAACATATATTACGCAGCGTATTACGAAGAACTATATAACCCTAATACAAGGATAATGAAATTAAAGGTTTATTTAACACCTTCAGACATAAACGGCTTTAATTTTTACGATACAGTTATTATTAAAAACAGGGAATATAGAGTAAACAAAATTGACTATAAAGCAGGTGAATTAGCTAAAGTAGAATTTATATTGATATAATGGAATACCTAAAAGAGCATAAAATAAAACCTAAAGAAATAAAAGGCATAGAAGTCATATTTACAGACGGAACTAATGACGTAAGAGCAAATCAAATTACTTGTGAAGCATATGGCTATGTATGGGATCAACATTCAGGTACTTGCAAAATAACAACTAACTCTTTATCAGTACAAAAAGCATTCAGAAATGCAGATAATACTAAATTTGGCAAAAACAATACAGTTGAAACAGGAACAAATAACAGCGTATTATTAGGTAGTAGTAATAAAACAAAAGGAAAGAACACAAACGTATTTATAACAGGTGAGCAAAACATAATTAGCAATGGGTTAAACAACACCTCTATAATAGGTGGTAAAATGGGAAAAGCTTTAACACAGGGGCAAGTGTTAATTGGTGGCGGTTCTTATAATAGTGAACCAGGATTAATTCAAATGTCATTTGTTCAACTATCAAATAAGACCACTGATGCAACATTAACGTCTTTAACAGCGCAAGGGGTAGGAACAAACTACATAGAGCTGCAGAACAATTCTATTGTAGGTTACGAAGCACATATAGTAGCTTTATGTTCAGGGGGTTCGAGTGGCACACCAGGACAATACATATATTACAAATTAATAGGAGCAGTAAAAGTAGACAACGGATATAACGCAACATTTACACAATCTATAAGCACAAGTGCTAACGGTAGTTTATCTATAAGTACAACACCTGTTATGGCAACAACAACAGATCCTTATATGACAATTAAAGTAGTAGGGGCAGCTAACGTAAATATAGGTTGGGCAGCTAGTGTTCAGTTATACGAAAACAAACTAAATTCAGCAACATTCTAAACAAAATAATATGGCAGATTTAAATTTTAACGTAGGAGCAAATGTAGGTGGAGCACAGAAAGCAATAGACGGATTTACAGGTGGTGCTATGTCTAAACTACAAGGTGTTACAGGTATGTTCAGTAAAATGACAATGGGAATAACAAAAACAGGTACAGCGTCAAGAGTTGCATTTGGAATAATGAAAAAAGCTATAATAGCAACAGGTATAGGTGCTTTGTTAATAGCTGTTACAACTTTAACGTCATATTTTAAAAACACACAACGAGGTGCAGACGCATTAGCAAGAGCAACAGCAGGATTTGGTGCAGCCGTTGCAGTTATAACAGATAGAATGTCAGTAGTTGGTGAAATACTTATGAAAGCATTTAGAGATCCTAAACAAGCTATTAAAGATTTATGGGAATCATTAAAACGTAACATAGTAAATAGAGTTACAGGAATTATAGATATGTTTGGCTCATTAGGTAAAGTAATAAAGGGTGCGTTTACTCTTGATTTAGATACCATAAAAGAAGGAGCATCGGAAGCAGCAACAGCTATGGTTCAAATAACGACAGGACTAGACGAAGAACAGCAAAAAAGGGTAGCAGACGGTTTTAAAAACGTAGCTAAAGAAATAAGAAACGAATCAGCAGCAGCTATGGAATTACGAGGTATTATGCAAGATCTTCGTGACGCAGAACTTGATATGATAACAGCTAAAGCAGAAATGCGTAGAAAAGTAGCAGAAGCACGACTTGACGCAATGGACGAAACTAAAACACAACAAGAAAGAATAGATGCTTTAAACAAAGTAAAGGAAATAGAAGAAGAACATACAGCAGAATTAATTAAGTTACAAGAGCAGAAAATTGCTACAATGGAAGCAGAAATAGCTTTAGGAGAATCAATGCACGAAGAATTTGTAGAGTTAGAAAATGAGAAAGCTGCTTTAATAGATATGAATACAAAATCTATTATGACACAAAAAAGACTACAAGGTGAGGTAGAAGCATTAACAATAGAGATGGAAGGTGAAGCAAATAAACGCAGGGCTTTAGAATTAAAAGCAAAGAAGATATTAGATGAAGAAGAACTAGCAGCAGCATTACTATTGTCAGATGAAAAGCTAAAAATACACTTAACGGAAATAGCAGAAAAAAAGAAAGCAGATGAAAAAGCAGCAAAAGAAAAAGAGAAACTAGACGCAGCAGTAGAAAAAAATAAACAAGGGTTAATAAAACAAGGATTTGGTTTAGCAAAACAAATGGCAGGAGAAAATGCAGCAGCTTCTAAAGCATTTGCAGCAGCAGAAACAATCTATAATACGCAACAAGCTGTAATGGCAGCCATGGCAGACAATACAATGCCTGCTCCTATGAAGATAGCTAACGCAATTGCAGCAGGTGTAATGGGTGCAGCAGCATTAGCTAAAATACTTTCAACTAATCCAGATAGTGCTTCAGCAAGTGGTTCTACCCCTTCAGCACCAACAGCAGAAGCAAGACCTATAAGTGGTGCATTTACTTTAGGTGAAGGAATGCAACCAGAACCTATGAAAGCTTTTGTTGTAGCAGACGAAATGACGGACAGCCAAGCACAACTATCAGATATAAGACGTAGAGCAACTATTTAAAATCAAACAATAAGAAATTTAATATATACTTTAATATGGAAAATACTACTAAAATTACAGAACTTGTAATAAGCGAAGAAAACGAAGAACTATCTATTGACGCAATATCGCTAGTTACTAGCCCTGCCATAGAAGTTGACTTTATATTCTTTGGTAAAGAAAAGAACAATTTAACCTTCTCAAAGGTTGACGAAGAAAAACGTATGCTTATTAGCCCTGCTTTAATACCTGACAAATCTATATTTAGATACGATCCGAATACAGACAGTGAATACTATGTATATTTTTCAAAAGAAACAGTACGCAAAGCAAGTCAACTTTACCTAAAACACAATAACCACCACAAAGCTACATACCAACATCAAGATCGCGTTTCAGGAGTTTTAACAGTTGAAAGTTGGATAAAAGAAGGTAAACAAGATAAGTCAAATTTATATGGCTTTGATTTACCTATTGGCACATGGTTTGTTACAATGAAAATTCAAAACGATGAATTATGGCAAAGAATTAAAGAGGGCGAGCTTCGTGGGCTTAGCATAGAAGGATACTTTGTTGACCGTATGGAAGCAATGTCAAAACCTGTTTATTCTGACGAAGACATATTACAAGAACTAGCTGAAATGCTTAACCTTAAAAGCTACACAGATTATCCAAAAGGCGCAAGCCAAAATGCAGAAAGGGCTTTAATAGAAAATGAAAAACTAGGCAATAAAGCAACAGCAACAGGACTTCAAAAAGGACGCAGAATAGCAGCTAAAAGTGGGTTAAGTCTAAAGACTATCAAAAACATTTTTAACTATCTTAAAAACGCTAAAAAGAGCAGTACAGAGGATTGGAATGACTATGGAACTATAGCATATAACTTATATGGGGGTGATGCTATGTACCGTTGGTGTAAAAAAATTATTGAAAATCAAACAAGTAAATAAATACTATATACATGAGTATATAACATTAAATAAAATATCGCATTATGGATTTAAAAACACGCATTAAAGTAGCATTAGGCATTGAGCCAGAAACAGAACAAATCAAATTAGAATACCAAGCAAAATTAGTTGACGGAACAATTATCGTGTCTACTGCAGATGAGTTAGCAGCAGGTGTTGACATAATGATTTTAACGGAAGACGGAACGACTATGCCTTTGCCGAAAGGCAAGTACGAAACCGAAGACGGTGTAGGTTTTAGCGTTGAAGAAGACGGTATAGTTGCAGAAATATACGAAGATGAAGCAGTAGAAGAAGAAGAAGTAGTAGAAGAAATTGCAGAAGTAGAAGAAGAAGAAATGACAGTAGAAAGAGAACCTAAAAAAGTCAAAAGAACTGAGGAGTATGAATTTGACAAAGAAGGTATAATAACAGAAATAGGTGCTGTTGTAAAAGAACTTTTAGCAGAAGTAAAATCTGATCTAGAAAGATTAGACGCAGAATTGAAAGACATGAAAGGTGAAAATGAAGACCTTAAAAACGAAGTGGAGTTAGCAGAAACAGAAAAAGCAGAACTACAAGCACAAGTTGTAGAGTTGTCAAAAGAACCTGCTAGTAAACCTGTTGAGGTTAATAAATTCACAGATAAAAAAACAAAACTTTCTAGTAAAAACTATAACGAGTTAACTAGAAAAGAAAAGTTTTGGTACAATATAGAAAATAGATAAAATAATTAACTAAAAAAAAGAAGAAAAAATGGCATTAACTATTACTTCAAGCAGCTATAATGGAGTGCACGCAGGTGCATACGTTTCAGCAGCTTTAAAAACAGCAGCTTCTTTGGATTATATGACTATTAGAGAGTCAGTTAATCACAAAGAGGTAATTAACAAAGTAGCAGGTGCAAATTTAGTAAAAGACGCAACGTGTGACTTTACTGAAAATTCAGCTACATTAACTTTAACAGAATCTGTACTTTTTGTAGAGCCGTTTCAGATTAACATTGACGTTTGTAAAAAAACTATGTTAGCTGATTGGAGTTACCACCAAGAAGACGACTTTATGGCTTACGCTATAAGTTACTTAACTGACTCTATTGCAGACAGTATAGAGCACAGTATATGGCAAGGTACTACTGGAACATCAGGACAGTTTGACAAATTAGCAACAGGATCGATGACAGCTTCAAGTGCATCTGCAGCTTATACAGCAGCAAATATCGTAGCTAACTTACAAACTTTAGCAGCTAACATACCTGCTAACGTGTACGGTAAAGACGATTTATATATCTACATGAATAAGAAGACTTATAGGTTCTATATTTCAGCTATTTCTGCTTTATCTGCATTTCCTTTTAATCATATGGGGCAATATACTCCAGAATTTGAAGGGATAAAAATTGCAGTTTGCCCAGGCATCGCAGACAACGTAATGTATGCAGGTGAAAAAGGAAACGCATTCTTTGGAACATCAACAGGAATCGACATGGACTATACTTCAGTTAAAGTTTTAGACATGGAAAACCTAGACGGCAGTAACAATGTACGTATGGTGGCTAAGTGGACTGCGGGTGTGCAAACAGGTGTAGCATCAGACTTTACTTATCAATCATAATTAACTAGACACTAGGATAGGGGGCAACCCCTATCTAAATGTCACAAAAAGAAATTACTATGGCTTGCAATTTAACTAAGGGAAGGAACATAACATGTCGAGACGGTATAGGCGGCATAAAAGCAGTTTACTTCGTACAACATGATGAGTTAACTTCTTACGTAGCAGCTAGTGGTGAATTAACAGACTTAGACTTAGGTTCAGGCGACGATATTTATAAATACGTTTTAAAGCGTGGCACAGGCAGTATTACAGAAACAATTACAGGATCGAGCGAAAACGGAACTGTATTCTATACGCATGCTTGTAATATAAAACTACACGATTTAACAAAAGAAGACCAAAACGAAATTAAGCTTTTAGCACAACAACGTTTAGTTGTTTTTGCTGAACTTAATCAACTTTCTTCAGGTGGTAAAAATAAAATCGTTGCTATGGGATTAGACAACGGTATGGAATTAACAACAGGAACAAGCTCATCTGGTGTTGCGCTAGGCGACATGAGCGGTTACGATTGGAACTTCGAATCGCAAGAGCCGAACCCGATGCAGTTAGTTGCAGACTATACGACTACCCCGTTTGACAATGGAGCATTTACATTCAACGCAGTTGTACAAAATTAGAAAATAGATTATATCTAATAATTAAAGGGTGTTTATTCACCCTTTTTTTATTGGATTGCAAACAAAACAAACTTTTTTATATACTCTAGTATGTTACACATAACTTACGGATCAAACGCAACCTTTTATGTCACTACGGAAGAAAAAAGAATTGATACTTCGGTTGCTTCGGCACGTGTTAGACTTCTTTTTAAGTTTATAAACGATATGACAGGGGCAACTAAGTACGCATACGGAACAAGCACATCGCATAATGATGCTAATAGAATCTATCAGCGTTATACATCAGTCTTGATTTCACACAATACAAGTGAAGATGTGTTTACAGGAAAAGTAAATTTTAAACCTTATGGATATTGGAAATATGAAATTTATGAGGTTACATTCAACGGTACTGTACCAACTTTAAACGCAAATACAGCACCTATAAACGAATCAGACGCAGCAAACGACACATCAGGAGTTCATGGAGTAGTTAAAGGAAAGGTAGAAGAAGGTAAATTATATGTAACAGAAACATCAGGATCGGAGCAAGTAAGATACACAGAACATACAGAAACAACAACAAATTATTTATATACAAATTAAAACATTATGAGTTTAGTAGATAGTAGTAATACATTATTAAGAGAACAACTAGGAAAGGGCAAAGTAGATATTTTTACAACTGATGATATGTCAACAAAAGACTATTATTGTGTTTATTTTCCTGTTGCTTCGGTTATTTCAAACATCACAGTAGGCAACGCAAGTGGAGCAGCAGATACAAACCCTAACAAACTACATACCACCGTACCTGCAGGAACAACATTGTTCATGCGAATTACAGGCATAACACTTTCGAGTGGAATTGGAATTGGGTACATGGAATCTGACGAAAGAACAGGACAGTAATGCTAAAACTAGGAAACAGTTTAAGTCTTTCAGCAACAGAGACAACCTATTCTAATGACTTTTCGTTATCATTTGACGGAACAAATGACTACGTTAATTTAGACGCAGCCGCAGCTTCATTTACAGCAGCTTCAACAGAAGGTACAGTTGCTATATGGGCTAAGAGTTTAACTACAACAGGATCAAAAACATTATTTAGAGCAAAAGTAGATACTAATAACGAGTTCTTTATTTTTTGGCATAATTCATCAGATGAATGGCGGTTCACTTATAAAGCAGGTGGAACAGGAAAGAAAGTACAGTATTCAGCAGGAACAACTGACTCAGATAACGCATGGCATTTATTTGTTATGACATGGAGTGCTGACGGTGATGTCTTAAAAGGATACGTTGACGGAACACAAGTAGGTAGTGACGTTGCTTCTTTAGGTACTTGGAGTGGTGATATAGCAGCAGTAGATGTAGGACAAAACACATCTGACGGTGCATATTATAAAGGGCTTTTAGATGAGTTTGCTGTATGGAATGAACCCTTAACAGCAGCAGAAATAACAGCTATATATAATGGTGGCAGATCTTCAATTGATTTAACTTCTAACTATGGTAATTATACAAGTGCAGCTAATTTAAAAGGTTACTGGAGATTTAATGAAGGTACTGGAACAACAGCAATAGACCATTCACAAAATAATCTAGTAGGCACATTAACTAACGGAACAGCTTATTCAGTAACAACAATATAATGAAAAAATACGTTATAATAAGAGAAGATGAAGTAAAAAATGTAGACTTTTCACAAGTCATGGAAGACTCATGGCTAACATTAAGATATTCTAATGACGGACTATATACTTTTGTTAAATACGAAGGTGAACAGCCTTCATTTTTAGCAGGAAAGACAGAATACACTAACGCAGAAATGCTAGTAATACTTGCCACAGAAGATTGGACGGCAGAATTTGAATAAATATGGATAATATACTTAACATAAATTTAGAAACTTCAACAGCACCTAAAATTGTTGAAACTTTACGTAACGATTGGATTGAGTACGGTACAGAAGAATATAAGAATTTATTTCCACAATTTTTAATTGATTTATACTATAATTCTAGTACACATTCAGCTATTATAAATGCAACAGCAGATATGATAGCAGGAGAGAGTTTTGTTGTTGAAGAAACAGACGACTTAGCAGCTTATGTACGTCTAAAAAAGTTTATAGCAAACGCAAATTCAAAAGAAGATTTACATACAGTATTTAAAAAGTGTGCATTTGACCTTAAATTACATGGTAGTTTTGCATTGAATGTTATATGGAGCAAAGACAAATTAAGCATTAGCGAACTGTATCATGTACCTATGGAACGAATAAGGGCAGGAAAACCCAACGAAATGGGCAGAATAGACAAGTATTATATATCTGCAGATTGGAGTAATACAAGAAGAAATAAACCATTACCAGTTGCTGCATTTAATATGAATGATAGAACATCAGCAAATCAACTATTAGTTGAGGGTTTATACAGTCCTAATATGGAGATATACAATACACCAGATTACGTGAGTGGCTGCAATTGGTGCTTAATAGATCAAAAGGTTGCCGAGTTTCACCTAAATAACATAGCTAACGGATTTGCGGGAACTTACTTTATATCCTTTGCTAACGGAGTACCTTCAGCAGAAGAAAGACTACAAATAGAACGTAGTATTACAAAGAAATTTACAGGCGAAAAGGCAGCAGGACGCTTTATTTTAAGCTTCAGCGAGGACAAAAATAGAACACCTGAAATAACACCTATTGACCAGTCAAACGCAGACAAGCAGTATTTGGCTTTACAAGAACTACTTGTTCAGAACATACTAACTGCTCACAGAGTCACTAGCCCTATGTTAATGGGTATTCGTAGCGATAGTGGATTAGGAAACAACGCACAAGAGATGATAGAAGCATACGAAATATATAGCAATAGCGTTGTTAGACCATTTCAAGAAATACTGTTAAAATGCTTTAAAAAAGTATTAGAAATTAATGACGTTAATTTACCTATATCTATACAGCAATTTAAACCTGTTTCTACAAGGTGGAGTTTAGATACATTAAAAGAAATTCTAACACAAGATGAGATAAGAGAGGAAATCGGATTAGAGCCATTAGACAATGACGAAGAAACATTAAAAGAAGAAGAAGAAAAGGACAAATATAAAATGGCTAAAGAATGTGATTGCGAAAAACCTTCAAAAGATTGTGAAAAGAAATGCGATAGATATGAGCAAACAGAACTAGATAAATTTATAGCAGAATTTGGTGAAGATGTACCAGAAGATTGGGAACTAATTGACGAGCAAGATGCAGAAGGTGAGCACGAAGACTTTGATTTTGAAGAAGCTTTAAACGAACTATCCCATATAGAACTAGCTTCAACAGGTACAGCAAGACCAAACGCAACAGATCCACAAGACGGTTTAAATAACAAATTTGACAAGTATTTTAGAGTTAGATATACTTATAGTGAAGACAGTGGATTGTCAAGAGAAGGCTCTAGCAGAGATTTTTGTCAAAAAATGGTACAAGCTAGAAAGGTATATAGAAAACAAGACATCTTACAAATGGGAGGTAGAGCAGTAAACCCTGGCTGGGGGTTAAATGGTGCAGATACATACTCAATCTGGCTCTTCAAAGGAGGAGGTAATTGTCATCACCGCTGGGTTAGAAGGATATATAGAACAGCATTAGGTAGAGGAATGAAAAGACCTATAAATAGTAGTATGATTGTAAGCACAGCAAAAGCACGAAGTGAAGGATTTTACCCAGAACCTAACGACAGTAGAGTTGCTCAAGCACCTAAAAGAATGAATAAAAAAGGATTTGTAAATAAATAGATATGGCAAATTACGTACTCTTTATATCAGAAAACAGGCTTAAGGATAGCACCGCAATAGCAGGAAATGTTGACGTTGACTACATATTGCCTTATATAAAAGTAGCACAAAAAAAGTACATTGAAACTAAACTAGGAACAGACTTGTTTGCTAAACTACAAGCAGATATTACAGCAGGATCTTTAGCAGGAGTTTACAAGACTTTGGTTGACGACTACATACAAGACGCTTTAACCCATTGGAGTTTCTACGAATGCTTACCGTTTTTACGTTATAAAGTGATGAATAATAATGTTGTATCTAAAACAGCAGAAAACGCAACAGCATTAAGTAGAGAAGAAGCACAAGACTTAAGGGAAGAAATAAGAAACACAGCAGAATTTTACACAGAAAGGCTTATAGATTATATAAAAAATAACACTGCTGACTACCCTGAATACTCAACTAACTCAGGGGCTGATGTTAGCCCTGATAAAAACGCTTTCTATTCAGGAATGAATTTAGAAAGAAACCAGAACGACAGGAGAGAAATAACTTTAGACGACTTTCTTACACCTGATTTAAAATAATGAAAAGAGGAACATACAAACCTAAACCAAAAAACGAAAAGGCATTGAAGAACTTTTTAAAAGAAAAACCAAAGAAAAATGAAAGAAGTGAAAGACACACTATTAGTAGGTGTAGCAAATAGTACAGCAATAGGTATGAATTTAACAGAGTGTAATGAGTACCTTACATTTGTTTCATTATCATTGGCAATCATTTATACAATTTATAAATTTTTTAGGTTTGAAAAGAAAAAAACTAAACAGTAAAAATCCACGTTATCTTCCAAAAGAAGAAAAGAAAGAAATAAAAGAAAGAAGGCTAATAATAGACTTGTTATTTGCACAAGTTTATGCAGTATTTTATAAATAATGGCTTTTACTTATTTTGCAATTACAGAATTTGACAGCCCTGACAAAGCAGGATCGGGCTTTAATATGAACAAACACTTTGTTGAACTTTTAGATCAAGCAAGAGGAATTGCAGGTTGCCCATTTAGAGTATCAAGCGGTTATAGAACACAGGAGCATAATAAAAAGGCAGGTGGACGAGTTGGATCTAGCCATTGTAAAGGACTTGCAGTTGACCTCGTTTATAAAAACAACAACGAATTATATTTGATATTAAATGCTTTAATGAAAGTTGGAATGACTCGGTTTGGCATTTCTTTCAAATCAAAATTTATCCACGTTGACATGGATATTTCAAAGGTGCAGAACACAATCTGGACTTACAATTATTAATCAAAAATTTAAACAATGAAACAGTTTTTAATTTCACAGATGCTTAAAAGCAAGAAATTTTGGTACGCTATATCTTCAGTATGCGTTCCTGCTATTGTTACTTATTTAGGTGTTGATGAAACAACAGCTACTAATCTTTACTACGCACTACTTACTCTAGTTTTAGGACAGGGTATAGCAGACATGGGAAAGAATGCGACAAAGTAACAGGTACAGGTTAAGACCTAACGAAATAGAAGTAATACAGAGTATGCGCCAAGGCTTAAGAAATGTGCTTGTCATTGGCGATTTACACGAACCCTTTTGCTTAGACGCATACCTGGACTTCTGTTTAGAACAACAAAAAATACATAACTGCTCAGAAATTGTCTTTATTGGAGACATCATTGACAACCACTATAGCAGCTACCACGAAACATCAGCAGACGGCATGGGTGGATTGGACGAACTAGAGCTAGCAATTAAACGCATAGCAAGGTGGTACAATTCTTTTCCTTTTGCAACTGTAATTTTAGGCAACCATGATCGCATGATTATGAGGAAAGCACAGACAAGTGCTATACCTTCTAAATGGATTAAGTCATATAAAGAAGTTTTACAAGTACCTAATTGGACTTTTACAGAACGTTACGAACTAGACGGAGTACAATATATACATGGTGAAGGGGGTACAGCTAGAACTAAATGTCGTGCTGATATGATGAATACAGTACAAGGGCATTTACATACACAAGCATACTGCGAACATTACGTAGGAAAAAACTTTAGAGTGTGGGGAATGCAGACAGGCTGCGGAATTAATCACGAATCATATGCAATGGCATATGCAAAGTATGGAAAGAAGCCTGCAATTGGTGTTGGAGTAGTTAAAAACTATGGTACATTACCACTTAATGTTTTAATGGCTCTATAATAGCCCTTATATGCGTTCTAACGCATTATCTTTACCTTTTAATAACATACTATATATAGAGTATAAAAGCTCTTAAAATCAATACATACAGTTATTAACAATAAGTATGTTAATAAGTTTTAAACAAAATAGCTTTGTAGTTGTTGAAAATGTTTCTATATTTGTCGTATCAAATTAATTAAAAATATAAAAATGTCACAAACTTACGCATCTAAATATAAAGAGTTATTAAAAGAACGCAATCTGCATAACAATAAAATCAATGAAACACAAAAATTGATTGAAAAAGCAGAAAGAAAACATAAAAGACTTATTGGTAAAAAAGGTATGGTACAAGCGTTAGATAAATTAATGGAGTTAGAAGAACTACACACTAACTTAATAAAAAATACAATTAGCTTAACTGATATTCATAAAGAAGCTAAAAAATACGATAAAACAATAACTAATTAAAACAGCCCTGCTAAAACAGGCACTTAAAACAATGGATTTAAAAGAATTTTTTAGAAACCTAGACCCAACACCAGGTAAACTTAACCACTTAAAAACAGTTGTTAAAAGTCAGAAAAAAAGAATAAATGATTTAGAGCAACGTAATGTAATTCAACGCAGAACTTTAACTGAAGCATATAAAGAGATAGAAGAATTGAGGGAGAAAGATAAACAAACGTCTAATAGAGTAGCAGCTAAATACAATAAATAAAATGAAAACAGAAAAATTTAAAGTAGATAACGCAGATTGGTGGTTAGATGATGAAGAAGAAGAAGTTGTATTGTATAACAAATTAACTAACGAGGAATATAGATTAGATGCAGAACTCTTTAAAAAAGAATTGTGGACTAATAGAAGTTTAGATCCTACTGAGGTTGATTGTTTAGGCGAAAGGTGTATATTAGAGTTAGAAGGTGACGACTATAATATATATGACGAATGGAGTATTCAAGAAATAGCAGAAGTATTTTATTATAAATATAAAAGATAATGGCAAAGAAAAAAGAAACAAAACCCGATTTAAATATGCTTCCTGAAGAAGAACATATACACAAACATTTACATGATATTCGCACCATGTATTGTAATAACGGTGAATTAACATTGTATGGGCGTGATGAATACGGTAAAGAATTTACATTAACAATGTGTCTTTGGGAAGCAGTAAATTGGTTAGATAAAGAGTATTTTAAAGAAAAATTAATTAAACATATAAAGGAAATATAGTATATTTAACATTTTTTAACTTAATAGCTTGTGGCTCAACCACTAAATTAAAATGACAAGTACAGCAAAAACTAGTAACATTAAAAAAGTAGTAAACATAAAAGAATACGAAGGTAAATATGGCAAGACTTTGTATCACGATTTAGAAATGGAAAACGGTGACAAAATTAATATCGGTAAAAAGAAAGAACAACAAGAAGGTTGGGAGCTTACATATGATATTACAGAATTTGGGCAACAAGAATATAATAAAGCAAAAGCAGTAGCACCTGAAGGATTTAAACCAAAAACGTTTACACCTAAAAGTCAAGATACAGACAATGTACAACTTATGATCGTTAAACAAAGCTGTTTAAAATGTGCAGTTGAAAACGACAAGACTGGTGACAGAAGTCAGATTATAGATGATGCACAATACTTTGTAGATTGGGTTATGGATAACTGTTGCGCTAAAAAAGATACTAATAACGATATGCCTTTTTAACATGAGAAACATACGTATAGATATAACAGACAGAGAAGTAGTGGAAAACATATGCGATATTGCAACAAAAGTTTGTGGATTGCGTAAAGGTATATTGAGCAGCCCTACAAGATTGCAAAAAATACACTTACCTAGAATGGTTGCAAGTAACATATGCCTTATTGAAAAAGGTATTCACTACAATACTATTGCTGAAGTTATAAATAGAGATAGAAGCAGTATATATCACTATGAAAGGTATCATAATATATACTATTCTAATTGGGATATATATAGACGTTTATTCAATAAAGTTTATAATGCTTATACAGAAGGGAAAAAAGCACAACTAAAAGACGTAGATTTAAAAGACATACTTAATGACGCAGGAATTTACAACAGAAAAGATCACAAAGTTTTTATTGATGTTGTTGTAGGTGAAGCATCAATTAGGTTGCGTTCTACATATAAACACTTTACAGAAGATGTAGAGAATATAAAGAAAGCATTAAAAGATTATGTACACGATTTATATATTAATTTATGAAACATTTATTAAGCAATAGCGCATATCTTGTAGTCAATAAATTTTTAGCTAAAGAAATTGGTTTAAATGCAACTATTTTATTGTCAGACCTTATAAGTAAAGAGCAGTATTTTATAGAAAATGGTACTATAGACAATGGTTGGTTTTTTAACACAGTTTCAAATATAGAGAAAGATACAACGTTAACACATTATCAACAAAAGAAAGGGATAGAAACTTTAGAAAACATGAGTTTTATAGAAAGTAAATTAAAAGGATTACCTGCTACAAGACATTTTAAGATACTAGAAAAGAACATATTAAGATATTTTAACACCTGTTCTAAAGAAACTTTAATACTTGATTTAAATAAAGTTGAAACTAATAATAATAAACTAATAAAAATAACTAATAAAGATTTATTAAAAGGAAAGTTTGGTGAAGAAGTCAGTAATTTAAGTGCAGAAATTGGATTAAGTGTAGAAGAATCTAATAACTTTTTATCTTACTGGACTGAATTAAATAGATCAGGAACTAAAATGCGTTTTGAGTTACAAAAGACATGGGAAACTAAAAGACGGCTTTTAACGTGGCAAAAAAATTCAAAAAAGTTTAACAAAAGTACAGCAAAGATTGACAGACAACTTGACGAATACTTAAAAGGAAAAGAACTATTATGAAAGTGTTAGAATTATTTGCAGGTAGTAGATCATTTAGCAAAGTAGCTGAAGAAATGGGTATGGAAACATATTGCGTAGATATTAAACCTTTTGACAATATAGACTATGTTACAGACATATTAAATTTTGACATAAGCAAAGTGCCATTTAAACCTGACATTATTTGGGCTAGTCCACCATGCACATATTTTAGTGTTGCCAGTATCGGACATCATTGGAACAAAGACAACACACCCAAAACAAAAGAAGCTGTGTTAGGCTGTAAAATAGTAATTGAAACTCTTAAAATTATAGACAAGCTACAGCCTGACTTATATTTTATAGAAAACCCAAGGGGCAAATTAAGAAAGTTAGAATTTATGAAATGTATACCAAGAGCAACAGTAACCTATTGTCAATATGGAGATACAAGAATGAAACCTACAGACATATGGACTAATAGCAACAATTGGAAGCCAAGAAAAATGTGCAAAAACGGAATGCCCTGCCATGAAGCAGCACCAAGAGGTTCTAAAACAGGAACGCAGGGGCTAAAAAATAACTATGAAAGAAGCGTAGTACCTTATGAATTATGTAAAGAAATTTTAACAT